GGGACAAGCAGCAGGAGATGGTGCGGTTCGCCAAGGATCTGGTCGAGATCACCTCGGAAATTATTACTGAGAAATTCTCTGACGTCACCATCATCGAGATGAGCCAGACCCAGCTGCCGACCAGGGAGATGCAGCGCAAGAAGGCGCAGCAGATGCACAACGAGCTGCAGCAGAACATGATGCAGCTGCAGCAGATCGAGCAGCAGCAGCAGATGGCGCCGCCGGAGCAGCAGCCGGAGGGTGGCCCGCCGTCCGCGGCAGCGCCACCGGACCCGACCGCGCCGCTGCAGCAGAAGATCCAGCAGCAGGTGGCTGAGCTGCAGAAGCTGGCCGACGAGCCGACCACCGATCAGGTGCTGAAATTTCTCAAGGACAACCGCGCCAAATCATTCGTCTTGGACATCGAGACGGACAGCACCATCATGGCGGATGAAAACGCCGAGAAGCAGCGCCGCACCGAGTTCGTCGGCATGCTGGCGACGCTGTTGCCGCAACTCTCCTCGATGATAACAGCGGCACCGCAGACTGCGGAGTTCTGCGGTGAGATCCTGAAATTCTCGACCGCGCCCTACCGCGCCGGCCGCACGCTGGAGGGCCAGATCGACGGCCTGGTCGAGCAGATGAAGGCCAAGGGCGAGCAGGGCCAGGGCGAGGATCCGACCACCGCGCAGCACCGCATTTTGTTGCAGATCGAGCAGATGAAGCAGGACACCGCGCGGCAGAAGAACAAGGCCGACATCCTGCTCAAGATGAAGGAGATGGAGCAGAAGGACGCGCACAAGGCCGCCGAGCTGGAGAACGAGCGCACCATCAAGGCCGCCGAGCTGGCCGCCAAGCAGAACGACGCGCAGGGCAAGGCGCAGGTGCAGAACCTGAAGGCGATGGAGAACCGCGAGGCGCATCAGGCCCACATGATGGAGAACAGCCAGAAGATGGCGCTCGATCGCCAGAAGGCGCAGGCCGCGATCCAGATCAAGCAGCAGGACGCCGTCAACAAGGCCAACGAGCGGCAGGTCGCGGCGCAGCAGCGCAACAGCAGGGGGCTGGTCTGATGGCCGATCGCGACTGGATGATGGGCGCGCTGGCCGCGCAGGACGAGTATCAGCCGCTCGGCAATGACCCGTGGACCAACACCATGCGAGGCACGCCCGCGGCGCCAGGGCAGGGCTTCCCGGCTCCACTGCCGCCGTCGCCGGTGCTGTTCAAAACCAAGGCCGGCGACATCACCGAGGCCGATATCGGCAACGCGATTGACATCGGCATGGGCGTCTCCGGCGGCGGGCTAAAGGTCGAAGGCATCAAAGGCAAGATGGCCGACGTGCTGAAACCGGCTGCGAGCGACCTGTTCGACTACTCCCGCCTGCACGAAGTGCCGGCGGTGACGCAGTTCGACCTGCCGCGTAACATCCCGCCGCGGGGCGTGCCGCAGCGAACGCTCGACATCACCACCGACCCGGCAGTGCGGGAGCGGATGCTGGATGTGATTTCGCAAGGCCAGAAGATGGGCGGCGCCAACTGGTACAACGCGGAGCCGCTGCGCGGGGCATTCAACGCGGAGTTGGGCAGCGGTGGCGACACGGCGTTCCGCAAGTACATGGACATGGTCGCGGCCACCTCGCCCCGGTCGGATGTCGGCAGCAACGTGCGCAATGCGTCCTACTACTACGGCCGCGCCGTGAGGGGCGAGCCGATGCCGGCAGTGGGCGACAGAAATCCGCAACCATACGGCCACATGGCGCAGCGGCTGCACCAGATGAACGCGGAGCGGGTGGCGGGGCCTGGCTGGGATCCCCTCAACAACCCGAAGCCGGCGTCGTTCGTGGAGAACCTTGTGGGCAATCAAGCGCCTGCTACGATCGACACGCACGCCTTCCGCTTGCCGGCTATTCTCGGCCGCGACCCGCGCTTCATGGAAACGGCTTTTCAGGTCAACAAGGACGCGCCCAAGCAGAACATCCAGAAGATGCTGGAGGGCGGGGAGATTTCAATGGATGACGCCGCGGCGCGCGCCGCCTACTGGCAGGCGCAGCCCAAGGCAAACGAGTACGCCGCGATGGAGAACTACTACAAATCGCTGGGCAAGGATCTGGGCCTGACGCCGGCGCAGACACAGGCATCGGCGTGGGTCGGCGGCGGCAAGATCACGGGGTTGGCGTCCGATGAGAGCAAGCCGTTCCTGCGGTTTTTCGAGGACCGCGTTAATCTCACGGCCGAGAAGCGCGGCGAAGCACCGAAAAAAGTTCTGAAGGATTTTATTCGCGGGAAGGCTCCACTACTGACCGTACCCCCAATCATGGGCGCGATCGCGGCACAGGATCGTTACGAGGATGGGAGATGAGGACGACGCTTACGCTTGTTTTTAGCCTGTTCTTTTCTGGTCGACCACTTGCAATTATCGGGTTGGTAACTGCGTTCGTTATCGATGCGATCAATCGTGTGGTGGGGAGGCCGCTCGCCCATGTCACTAAGGAAGTTTTCAAAATTGCGCCAGCGTTCACAAACTGTAATGCCGCGTCCACCGTAGTTATGAAAGTAAGTGTTAGCAGAATTGGTACAGCGTTGGATCATGTTCAGCCACGAGTAATAGGTCGGCGAACGAAACCCATTGCTGGTGTGACCATGCTTTACGCCAACGCCGCACCCACAGGAGGCTGTGTTGCTGCTTTTTAGATCCCAACTGGGTACGTTTGTTTCTGCTCCACAGTCGCATCGGCAGAGCCAAACAACTGCGCCTATCTTCGTTCTTCCTGCATCTTTGATAACAATTAGGCGACCGAAGCGACGTCCACTAAGATCAATCTTGAGCATGGCACCCCCTCTACAGGTTGCTGTGTTAAGTGGCGGCCAGACCCGGCAAGGTCTGGTCGCTGCGCTTTCGTAACACAAACCTTCAGGAGAGAAAATATGGCCCAGAGCGCGCTAACGACCACTCCCCCCAATCCCACGCCTCCCACAAACATGTCGTTCTTGGGGACGACGCCGCCTACGGCTCCTGCTCAACCCGTGGCAGATGATGGGACAGCTGGGACACTCACTGTGTTCGCTGCAAGCACAGCATCAGCAGATGCGGCGAACTTTCCAAGCGCGACGGCAGAGGCCAAGGGCACCGAGGTCACCGTGGTGGCGCCGGGCAGTCGCCCGGAGGCACCGACGATCGCGTTCTCGGATCTGGGCGCGTACACGACCAATCCGAACCGCGACCACGCATCCAGCCTTTCGCCGGCAACCAACCCGACGCTGACATCGGCCACCGGCGCCAGCAACGTCTCCGGCGTCGGCACCACAACGCTGACCGCGACCGGCGTCGGCTTCACGAGACAGAGCAAGATCCAAGTGGCCGGCGTTGACTATCCGACGACCTACGTCAGCTCGACCTCGTTGACGGCGGCGAACGTCACCAAGAAAACCACGCCCGGCACGCTGCCGGTGACCGTTATCACCGGCGGCGTGGTGCAAACCGCGTCGGTAAACTGGACACTGACCTAAAACCGCCGTTCGCGCGTTACTCCGACAAGGCGCAAACCCGAGGAGACGACCATGGCGAATATACCACAGCGTGAAGGCGGCAGCAGCGGCGGCAGCCACCCCAAGAACCAGAGCGAGGGGCAGGGCAGCCAGCGTGACATCGTCAAGCAGGGCTCGATGGACCGCAGCAAGGACACGCCGCAGAACCAGCAGGGCCAGCCGGGCCAGAACCAGCAGCAGGGCCAGTGGCCGCAGCAGCAGTTCACCGACGACGACCGCGAGATGATGCGCAAACGCCAGCAGGATGCGTGGGATCTCGCCGCCGAGCGCGAAAAGAGCAACAACCCGGCCACCAAGCCGCAGCGCCAGTACGACAAGAACGCGCCGGGCATGCACCCGGCCAACCAGCCGGAGCCGACCACCAAGATCGACAAGGCCACCAGGCTCGATCTGGAGGACATCACTGGCAACCCCGGCCACCGGCAGGTCAATCCCGACGCGCCGGCCGGTTCCATCAACGGACCCGGCGTCGACCGCACCGGCCGCTACGAGAGCATCAACGAGCCGTCCCACGTCGACCAGAACTGGCCGCAGCGGTCGGCGGAGGGGGTAAAACCGGGCAAGGGCGCCACAGGGCCTCGCCCCGGCACTCAGGAGGCCGCTGGTGCGGGTTGGCAGGGGAGCATCAATGAGCCCCCCGGCAGCCAAGTAATCCCTGAGGGGGCCGGGCAGGGCGCTGGCGGGGGGGCCGGCGGCATCGGCACCGAGTACGAGACGCCGGAGATCGAGGAACTGGAACCGGACGAGGTCGAGGCCGGCTCCGCCGCGGACATCACCATGCACGTCCACGGCTCCGGGTTCACCGACAAATCGGTGATCACGTTCAACCACCTCGACGAGCCGACGGTGTTCGTCAGCGAGAGCGAGGTCACCACGATCGTCAAGCCGAGCCTGTTCACGGTCGCCGACGTGGTCGACGTCACGGTCAAGAACGGCGCCTATGAGAGCGAGCCGGTCGAGTTCGAGTTCCTCGAGCCGGAGGTGCCGGCCGCTTCTCGCCAGACCAAGCGCGCCAAGCCGAAACCGCCCGGCAAGGGCAAGGGCAAGGCCAGCCAGAAGAAGGGCAAACGCTAGTGGCTGTGGCGGTCATCACGGTCGCGGCGGGCGGCCTGCCGGTGATTGACGTCACCGCGACGGCTCCGAAACTGGGCATCCCGGTGTCGGAGGCGATCGCGGTCGGCGCCAACAAGGCCGGCATCCCCGTGACCAAGGTGGCCGCCAACGGCGTGCCGGTGACGTTCGTGGTGGTTTCCACCACGGGCGGCTACCCGGTCTAGGGGGGCAGATGGTCGAGCTGGTCGAAGTGGCGCCCGGTAAATGGCGGGTTAAGCGGGCCGTTCTGGCACCGCCGCGCTCCGACCTGCCGACACCTATGGTGATCAGCGACACCATGGACCCGGTCGAGCAGGTCGACGGCAATTTCTACACCTCGAAAAGCGCGTTCCGGGCGGTCGGTCGGTCGCTCGGCCTGACCGAGGTCGGCAACGAGAAGATCCCGGCAAAACCGAAAGGACAGGGCGCCTTCACACCGGCCGCCAAGGCGGCCCGGCGCGCGGCCCTGCAGAAGGCGATCAGCAAAGTGCGGACATAACGTCCGAAGTGCGGACAACATGTCCCCAGAAGGAAGGATTTAACTCACCATGTCAGACACCAGCGCCCCCGCGCCCAGCGCGCCAGCCAACTCGCCTGCCCCCGCCGCTACCCCGAACGAGACGCCGATCAACCCGAGCCAGCCGACGCTGCCGAACCCGGTCGGGCCGCAGACCGCGCCGGCTCCCGAAGGCAGGAGCCGCTCCGACACCATCCGCGGCAGCCTGCAGGCCGCCTTCGACCGCGCCAACAGCCCGCCGCCAAAGGATAAACCGGCACCCAAGCCGGCGCCGAAGGCCGCCGAGGCCAAGGCCGGCCACAACAACCCGCCGGAGGAAACCCCCAAGCTGAACCTGCGCAAGGCGCCGGACGCGCAGGAGATCCCGCGCGATAAGGGCCGGTTCGCGCCACGTTCCGCATCCGCGACATCCCCTACACCCGAAGCAAACGCCACTAAAACACCGGAACAGGCAGGGAACATCGCGCAAAATGGCGCCCAACCCGGCCAGCAGGAGTACAGGCGGCTGCCGCCGCACGCGCCCTACGCCGAGCCGCCGGCCCGGATGGCCGAGCACGGCAAGCGGGACTGGGCCAATACGCCGGAGACGGTGCGCGGCGAAGTCGACCGCATGAACGGCGAGTTCTCCAAGGCGATCCAGCAGTACCAGGGCGTCGCCGAGGCCTTCCGCCCCGTAGCTCGCTTCCACCAGATGGCGCTGCAGCACGGCACCACGCTGGAGCAGGCGTTGCATAATTACACCACCATCGAAAACAAGCTGCGACAGGATCCGATCGCCGGCCTCGACCAGATCGTCAACAATCTGGGCCTCAAGGATCCCAAGACCGGGCAGAAGATCGGGCTGCGCGACATCGCCCATTACGTGCTCAACTCCAGCCCGGAGCAGCTCAGGCAAGTCCAGCAGGGCAACCAGCAGCAGGCCGCCGCGCACCAGATCGGGGCGCTCTATAACGAAATTACGGGCTTGAAACAGGCCGTGCAACAGATGCATACTCAGCAGCAGTTCACTCACGTGCGCAGTGCGCTCGACATCTTCGCCGACACGCACCCGCGACTGGATGAACTTGGAGTGCCGATCGAGCAGGAGCTGAAACTAGGCTTCGACCTCGAGACAGCGTATCGAAGGGCGGAATTACTCTACCCCGCCACCCATGCGGCTCAGACCCGCGACCCACCGGCTCAGACCCGACAGACTGACCGCTCGATCTCTGGCAATCCCGGCGTGGCTCCCTCAAACGGAGCGTCGCGAAAGCAGAAGCCCAGCGGTTCTCCGAGAGAGGCCCTTCAGAACGCGATGGCGCGTCTGAACAGCTGACATCTGTTTTCAATCTGAACCCGTGGGAGAGGCATTATGCCCAACATCGCTACTGCTGCGCAGTACCAGCAGGTACTGTCCATGGCGGTCGAAGATCGATCCGCCAGCTACGAGGATATGGTTTCCAACAACAACGCGCTACTGGCCGTGCTCAAGCGCAAGGGCCTGTGGCAGACCTACTCCGGTCCCACCATCCGCCAGACCCTGCAGATCGGCAAGCAGGTGGCGCAGTGGTACTCCGGCTATGACCAGCTGCTCAACCCGGCGATCGACCTGTTCAACGACGCTGTGTACACGCCTAAAATGGTTGTCATTCCGATCATCCTGTCGCTGCAGGAGATCCTGAACAACCAGGGCGAAGCCCAGCTGATGGACGTGTTCGAAAGCTATCTGACGGCGGCCGAGAAGGCGCTGGAAGATGCCATGGACGCCGGCATCTACTCTGACGGCACCGCCAACGGCAACAAGCAGATCACTGGCCTCGCCACCGCCGTGCCGGTGCTGCCGAACACCGGCATCTACGGCGGCATCGACCGCGCCACTGCCACGATCTGGCAGACCAAGACCTTCGACGCCTCCGGCGCGGCCGGCACCGTGTCGCTGTCGCCGATCGGCACGCAGATCAACTCCACCACGATCCGGCCGATGCTCAACTACGCCATGACCAAGCAGTCGCGCGGCCGTGACTACGCCGACCTCTTGATCATGTCGCCGGAGCATTATGCAGCGTATGACGCCGCCACTGTCGCGATCCAGCGCCAGACCAGCAATACCTCGCTGGGCAGCCTCGGGTTCTCGGCGCTGGAATACATCGGCGGCGGCAAGCGCGCCGAGATCGTGCTCGACGGCGGTATCGGCTCCAACATGCCGGCGAACACCACGTTTGGACTTAACACCGACACGCTGCGACTGCGCTATCACCCCTCGCGTAACTTCGACAAATTATTCGAAGGCGACGGCCAGATGCCAATAGATAAGGACGCTATTGCTCAGTTCATCGGGTGGATGGGTGAAATGACGATGACCAATCCTATGTTTAATTGGCGTTTATATGACTCGAACCCGGCAGCATAACCCGTCTATATCTTTATCAGGTTATATCTGTTGACGTGGAGGCTCCGGTCTGGTGGTCTGGTCTGGTTAACCAAACCAGACCGGAGACTTCCAATGAAAGTACGTGAACTGCCTTCGAAAGCGTTTTTAGATCAGGTTCTGAAATACGACCCGGACACAGGCGAAATCTACTGGAGAGTGCGACCCGTGACACTGTTCACAGTCGGCAAATCAAAGGACCGCCCACGTTCTGCAGAACACGCCTGCAATCAGTGGAATAGCCGCTGGGCAGGTAAGTCGGCGGCGTGTCTGAAAGCCGATGGTTACCGCTACATGCACCTGAATTATCGCACTGAACTGGTGCATCGTGTCGCGCATAAAATTATGACTGGTGAAGATCCTGTAGAGATCGATCATATTGATGGCAACCGCAGCAACAATAAATGGTCAAACCTGCGTAATGGCTCTCGCTCCGATAATTTTAGAAATCTCGCTTTGCGGCGAACCAATACATCCGGTCATCACGGCGTCAGTTTCAGCAAGAAGCAGCAAAAATGGGTCGCCTCGATTACGATCGGGACGTTTGACAAGATGGAAGATGCAGTAAAGGCCAGAAAAATAGTTGAAGCCTCACTCGGTTTTCACGCCAACCATGGACGAGATGCAATAAACCATCCTGCGGCTTGATCCTGTCAGGCAGGCAGCAGGTGACGGGGCCGTCGACGTGTAGGTTCACGCCTTCCTTCCATGAAGGCGGCCCCTGACCATTCTAACCAAGGAAGGACGCTAAATGGCAGTACGAGATCCCGACGATCTTCTGGTCGTCACGTTCAAGCATATCGCTATTCACAACGAGACGCGCAGCCTCGGCGAGGGCCGCCCGGTTTACGAGGACGTCGAGGTCTGCGAGATCCGCTCCGCCGGCTCCAAGGACGTCAAGGTATTCCCCTCGACCGACACCTGCCGCTGGGTCGACGATCCGTTCACCGGCAGCCAGCGCAAGGAGAGCTACGCCGAACGCTTCCGGCACCAGTACCAGCAGTTCAAGCGCGATGCTGTGCAGACCAAGGTCGGCATGCCGATCGACATCGCGCCGTTCCTGTCCGACGCGCGCAAGGCCGAAATGCGCGCGCTCAATGTCTATACCGTCGAGCAGCTCGCCGCTATCGACGGCGCCGAGCTGAAGAACCTCGGCCCCGGTGGCCGCGAGATGAAGAACAAGGCCGAGGAGTATATCGCCGAGAGCAAGTCATCGGCGCCGAACAAGATGATGATGGCGGAGCTGGAGCAGCTGCGCGCCCGCAACGTCATCCTCGAGGAGGACGCCGAGCGCAAGCGGGCCACCGCAGACCCCGCCGGCGACCTCGAGTTCGAGCGGATGGATCTCGACCAGCTGCGCGAGTACATCGCGACGCATTCGGGACAGATGCCGATCGGCGCCAGCAATATGAACCGCAAGACACTGGTGCGGATGGCGGAGAGCGTGCGGCCGATCGAAAAGGTAGCGTAAAATGCTGTTGCAGGTGATCAAGGACGTATGCGCGACTGTCGGCGTCTCGCTGCCGCAGTCGGTATTCTCCGGGATCGCCGGCAACCGCACCATGCAGGAGATGGTGTCGCTCGCCAACGAGATGGCGCAGCGCATCGCCTACGACAGCCGCGACTGGCAGGCGCTGCGCGCCACCGCCACCATGGTCGGCGACGGCGTCGCCGGCAGCTTCCCGCTGCCGGCCAATTTCAAGCGGCTGATGCTGACCTCCAATATGTGGCGCGGCACCTACACCGAGCCGATGACGTTCGTCGCCGACCACGATGAGTGGGTCCGTAACAGCCGCAACGAGGCGTGGGACAGCGCGATCGGCGGCGGCAGCTGGATCTTCTCCGGTGGCCAGCTGCACCTGGCGCCGGTGCTATTGCTCGACGAGGTCGTCAGCTTCGCCTACCTCGACAAGAACTGCGTGGCGCTGGCCTCTGGCGGCTACGGCGACAGCTTCCAGGCCGACGGCGACAGCTTCAGGCTCGACGAGCGGCTCTTGAAACTCGCGATGATCTGGCAGTGGAAGGCGCAGAAGGGTTCGCCCTACGCCGAGGACATGGGCACCTACGGCGACGCGCTGGCAGTCGCGATGGGCCACGACCAGCCGGCGCCGATCATCATCGGGCGGCGGCCGCTGTCGGCTAATTCCCGCGTCGCGATCCCGACCCAGACCATCTACTTTCCGGGGGCGACCCCATGAGCCAGCATCAGGCCTTCAAGCGGGTTGCGGTGCCGGCGCAGGTGGCGGCGAAGCTGGAGACGGTGACGCTGGCGGCACCGACCCGCGGCATTATCCTGAACGAGAACGAGGCCTACACCCAGCCCGGCGCGGCAGTAGTGTGCGACAACTGGAAGCCGACCATGAACGGCGTATCGCTGCGCGGCGGCTGCGACGAGTGGTGCCAGCTGCCGGAGACCACGCCGGTGATTTCCGGTTTTGACTATGTCAGCGGCGTCAATCACCAGATGTTCGCCGCCAACCTGCACAAGATCTACAACGTCTCCACGACAGTGCCGCTCGAGGTCGCCTCCGGCCGCAACTCCGGCAACAACGTCGCCTCGCAACTTGCCAACCAGGGCGGCGATTTCATGCTGGTGGCGAACGACGCCGGCGACCCGCTGCTGCGTTACAACGGCGTGACGTGGACCTCACTGGCGACGACGACGCCGGCCGACTGGAGCGTCGGCACGCCCTACGCGGTCGGCGCCACCGTCACCGACCCCGACGCGCCTGGCCGCTGGGAGAACACGGTAGCGCACACCAGCCCGGCCAGCGGCACCTTCGCGGCATATCGCACCGCCAATCCCGGCCACTGGATCATCAGCATGGCGGGTGATGACAACAGCTGGATCACCGGCCCGCCGGGTTCGCGGGTCGAGAACGGCGCCAACCTCTCCTACGTCTGCAAGTATCGCAACCGCTACTTCTTCGTCGAGCTGAACTCGATGAACGCGTGGTACCTGCCGCTCAACGCGGTCGGCGGCACGCTGCAGATGATCCCGCTGTCGGGCGCCGCCACCAAGGGCGGCCGGCTGATGTTCTGCGCCTCGTGGTCGATCGACGCCGGCGACGGCATCGACGACAAGATCTGCTTCGTCACCAACGAGGGCGAGGCCATCATCTTCACCGGCGGCGATCCCTCCAGTGCCGCCAACTGGCGGCAGGAGGGCCGCTACATGCTGTCGCCGCCACTCGGCATGAACGCGCATCTGGCGATCGGCGGCGATCTCCTGGTCGCCACCGTCGACGGCATCCTGCCGATGTCGGGCGCCATCACCAAGGACCGCGCCGAACTGGAGCTGGCCGCCATCACCCGCCAGATCAAGAAAATGTGGCGCGTCGAGGTGCTAGACAAGCGCGAGCACCACTGGTCGATGTTCAAGTGGGACGAGTATGGCGGCATCTTCACGACATTGCCCGGCGGCAAGACCGGCCAGCAACGCTGCCTCGTTGTCAATGCCGCCACCGGCGCGTGGGCGCGCTTCACCGGCTGGGACGCCATGTGTTTCATGCGGATGCGCGGCGACATGTTTTTCGGCACCCAGACCGGGCAGATCGTGCAGGCCGACCGCACCGGCTACGATCTCGGGCTGCCGTATGTTGCTGTGCTGGTCGGCGGCTGGGAGATGTTTGCCTCGCCCTCGCAGACCATCACGTGGCGGCAGTCGCGGGTTTCGTTCCGCGCCCGCGCCGGCGAGCCGTTCCAGCCGCAGGTGTCGGCCACCACAGACTACGTCGTGACGCTGCCGCCGCCGCCGCCCGCAGGGGCCGACACCGGCCTGCTGGATCTGTGGGACGAGGGCCTGTGGGACACCGCGGTCTGGGACGCCGGCACGCCGCCGCAGCCTGTGGTGCGCAATACCGGCTGGGTGTCGATCGGCATGACCGGCTACAGCCATGCGCCGGTGGTGCAGGTCACGGTGGCACAGAACGCCAAGCCCGAGGTCGACCTGATCTCGATCGCGGCGACTTTCGAACGTGTGGGTGTCAACGTCTAGGGGACTGAGAGATGCCGGTTCAGGACCGTACAGGCGCATTGGGTGGGCTGTTCGCGCCGGCGTGGATCTATGGCGACGAGGCGCAGATGGCGGCCGTTGCCGACTGGAACGCGCGCAACCTGCGGCGCCCGCCGGCGCCGGACCCCTACAACGTCTATCGGGCGCCGTCGGTCGGTCTGGACGCCTCGCTGGCGTCCAACAACCCGCAGCGTGATGCCATCGCGCGCGCGATCATAGGCTCTGGCGGCGGCAGCTCCGACAGCGAGGGCATGGGCAACGCGACGGTAGGCGGCCCCACCGGCCCTGCCATAGGATATGGCGACCCCAACTCCAATGTCGGCGTCGAGGGCGACCCCGGCGCACCTCCCGGCTCGCCGCCAGGGGCGCCTTCCGCGCACAATTCGGCGGTCGCCACCGACGTGGGCGTTACACAAGGGCCGGCCACGCCGACCGGCGTGGTTTCCAGTGCACCAATCTCGGACGTGCCCGGCTTCGAAACGGTTGGCGTTCCCGGCATGACCCCCGGCATGACGGTAGGCGTGGAGAGCAACCCGGACATGGGCGTCAGCAGCGCGGCGCCCAACAGCACAGTCGGGCCGCAGGGGCAGCCCTCGGCAGCCGTCGGACCGGCCCCCGGACCAGCGCCTACGGAAGCCACCGGCTTCGACGCGGCACAGGCCATGAACAACGATCTTGGTAACACCGTAGCTGAGGCCGTGGCTAACCAGCAGAACACCATCAGCGACATCGCTGACATGGCCGCTAACATGGCGGCACCGACCGCGCCGGCCCCGCCGGCTCCACCGGATGCGCCGTCACCGCCCGGTATGGTATCCGCAGTGTCGGACCCCGCCATTGCGGCGGCAGTCACCGCCGCCATGAACCAAGGCCTGAACGCCTTTGCCAATACGCCGCCATCCGTTATGGCCGAGGACGTGGCGAACATGAACATGGCGGTGTTCGGCTACGACGAGGCCACCAATCAGGCGATGAACACGGTCGGCCCCGACACCACTGCGGCAGACGTCGCTGCCGACAGCCCCGCCGCCGGCTTCGGCATTGGCCTCGGTGAGAGTTCGACCTCCGATAGTGGTGCGCCTTCCGGCATGGGCGGCATTGGATCCGACGCTGGCGCGTCGGGCGACAGCGGCGGCATTGGTGGTGGTGTCGGTGGCGAGGGCGGCATCGGCGGTGATGGTGGCATTGGTGGTGGTGTCGGTGGCGAGGGCGGCATCGGCGGTGGTGAGGGCGCCAGCGGCGTCGGCGGCTCTCCCGGCGAGGGCGGCATCGGCGGCGGTGAGGGCGCCAGCGGCGTCGGCGGCTCTCCCGGCGAAGGTGGCATTGGCGGCGGCGAGGGGGCCAGCGGCGTTGGCGGCTCCAGCAGCAGCGGACCCGGTGAGGGCGGCATTGGCGGTGGCGAGGGCGCCAGCGGCGTAGGTGGCGGAGGCCCCGGCGATGGCGGCGGTGATGGCGGCGGCGGTGATGGCGGCGGCGGTGATGGCGGCGGTGGCGACGGAGGCTGGTGATGCTTGATTACATCTTCGGCCACGACGAGGCGGTCGCCAATTTCGTGGCGCAGTTGATCCCGGAGTGCCGCGAGCGCGGCTTCGGCAAGTGCGCCGCGATCGGCGTGATCGATGCCGAGGGCAGGCTGGTCGGCGGACTGGTCTACCGCAACTGGTGCCCCGAGGTCGGCACCATCGAGATCTCCGGCGCCGCAATCCCCGGCACCAACTGGTTGAGCCGGCGAACCGTGCAGATCATGTATGACTACCCGTTCTATCAGGTCGGCTGCCAGATGGTGATCAAGACCACCATGGCCGACAACGCCATCGTGCTGCGGATCATGGCCGCGGTCGGCTTCTCGCTGCACTACATCAAGCGGCTCGGCGGTCGCGACCGTGACGGCGTGGTCGGCACCTTGACGGTGGAGGACTGGGAGAAAAGCCGCTACAATATCAATCGAAGGCGGCCTGATACCGAACAGAAGCTCGAGGAGGCCGCTTGATGCCCCGTCACCCAAGACCCCCCGAGGATCGTTTTAACGAACACGTCAGGCGTGGAGATGGCTGTTGGGAATGGACGGCATGGAAGATAAAGGGTTACGGCCAGCTTAAAATGCCGGGCCGTAAAAAAGTGGCCGCACACCGTTTTTCGTATCAACTTTTCTGCGGCCCGATACCCGACAATACGAACGTGCTTCACACCTGCGACAACCCCGGATGTATTCGCCCCGACCACCTCTTTTTAGGCACCGCTGCCGACAACGTGCGAGATATGATCCGCAAGGGTCGCGCGCAAATCGGCGAACACAGGCGTAAAATCACCCCGGAAAAGGCCTTCGCCATATTGTGGCAGGCAGCGGCCAGGGAGACGCATCGAAAACTGGCGGCAGAGAATGGCATTTCGCGACAAGCGGTAGGTGACATTGTTACCAGGCGCAGATGGACATCCCTCTCACAGATCCACGACTAGGAGGGCGTAATGCCCAGCCCGTACCTGAACACAGGCGTCAACGACCAGCGTGATGCGATCACGCGGGCGCTGATGAACATCGCCTCGCCGCCGCCGCAGACCCCGATGCCGCAAATGCCGCAGGCCTCGCCGCCGCAACTGCAGATGCCGCAGACGCCGCCGCCTGGCGCGCCGCCGCAGGGCGCGCCGGTCAGCGGCGGGCTGCCGCCAACCGCGATGCCGCTGCAGCCGGGCATGCCGCCGCAGGCAGGCCAGCCGCCGATGCCGGGCGGCGTGCCGCCGGCCGGCCAGCCGCCGATGATGCCGCCGCAGATGCAGCCGGGCGGCCAGCCGCCACGGCAATAGGAGCTAACCGTGTCAAAACCAGATCCCCCGCAGCCGCCCAATCCATACGCGACAGCTGCCGCCGCGACCGGCACCAATGTCGGCACCGCGATCGCCAACAAGTACCTGAACCAGGTCAATCAGGTGACGCCGCAAGGTAGCCTGACCTACAACCAGACCGGCAACTATGCGTGGACCGACCCGACCTCGGGGCAGGTCTACAACATCCCGTCGTTTACTGCGACGCAGACGCCGTCGGCGCAGCAGCAGGCGATCCAGGGCCAGCAGGAGGCTGCGGCCTACAATCTGGCCGGCATGGCGAACGCGCAGTCGGGGCGCGTCTCCAACATATTGTCGACGCCGTTCGACCCGAACGCCGGCGGCCCCGCCCGCGGCGATCCCAACACCATCCTGAACGCGCAACGGGCCAAGACCTCGTTCGATCCGGGCGGCCAGATCCAGACCCAGTTCGGCGACGCTGGTCCTATCACCCGTACCTACGGCCCGGAGGATAATTTCTCGGCCGACCGGCAGCGGGTCGAGGAAAGCCTGATGGCGCGGATGAACCCGCAGCTGGAGCGCGAGCGCAGCAACATCGAGCAGCGGCTGGCAGATCAGGGCATCAGGTACGGGTCGCAGGCCTACACTTCGGCAATGGACGACTATAACCGGCAGGCTACCGACGCCCGCTTCGCCGCGGTCGGGCAGGCCGGCGCCGAGCAGCAGCGCATGAACCAGATGGCGGGCAGCCTCGCCGCCTTCCAGAACGCCGCCCAGGGGCAGGAGTATCAGCAGCAGCTCGGCCGCGGCACCTTCGCCAATGCCGGGCAGGGCCAGCAGTTCACCCAGAACGCGGCGCAGGCCGGCTTCAACAATGCCGGCCTCGCCCAGCAGCTGGCGCAGGCGCAGTCGGGCTTCAACGCCTCCAACGCCGCCCGCAACGCCTATTTGCAGGAGCAGTACGCCGGCCGCAACCAGCCGCTCAACGAGATCTCGGCGCTGATGTCCGGCTCGCAGGTGTCGCAGCCTAACTGGATCAACACGCCGGGCAGCCAGATCGCCACCACCGATATTGGGGGATTGATCAATCAGAATTTCAACCAGCAGATGGGCAACTATCAGGCCCAGAACCAGAACTGGCAGCAGACCATGGGCGGCATTCTCGGCGCCGGTGCCAGCATCCTGTCGGACGAGCGCGCCAAGGAGAATGTGGTGCCGATGGGCACGGTGTTCGCCGCCGGCGAGGATGGCAAGCGCAAGCAGCTGCCGATCTCGGAGTGGTCCTACAAGGGCGACCCCGCCCGGCACGTCGGCCCGATGGCGCAGGACGTCGAGAGGATCGATCGCCGCGCGGTCACTACCGGCGCGGACGGCGCCAAGCGGATCTACCCCGAACGGGTGATGGGCAGCATACTGAGGGCCGCGTAGATGGCAGGGCAAGACGATCTGATGTCGTTCATCTACAATCAGAACGACCCCAACATCAATCAGCAGCTGCGGCAGCGCATCGCCCTGCAGATGCTGGCGAACAAGCGCGGCGCGCCGAAGAACCTCGGCGAGGGCATCAACGCGATCGGCGAGGCGCTGGGCGAGCGGTTCAGGATGAAGCGGCTCGGCGATCAGGAGGGCGCCAGCGAGGCCGCCCGCAAGGCCGCGATCGCCGACGTCGTCGGTGGCGGCGCTGCGACCGCGACGCCCTACGCCCCGCCCTCGGACGTGCCGCCCGCGGTCGCCGCCATCGACCGCGCGATCGTGCCGGCGCCGGCGCCGGTCGACGTGCAGCCACCGCCTCCGCTGGTCACCACGCCGCCCGACGCGATGGCACCGAGCATGTTCCAGCCTGACGCCCGCGCGCCGGGCCTGAACACGCCTGACCAGCCGGCCTCGATGCTGGACCCGCGCGCGATGGCACGGCCGCCGGCCGTTGCACCTCGGCAGCAGGCTGGTGTCATGGACGGCGGCTACAACATCCTCGACGCGCAGGCCGGCATGAAGCGCATGGGCACCGCCCGCGGCCAGGCCGGCGCCGAGCGCGCCTTTCCCGGCAATCCTGACATGCAGGCCTACGCCTCGCAGCTGGCGGCCGGCGAGCAGACCCGGCCCGGCGACACCTCGCCGACAGGCGCCCGCGGCCTCTACCAGTTCGTGCCCGGCACTGCCCGGCAGTATGGCCTCGCCAACCCAGACGATGACATGGCCTCGGCCGACGCCTTGAGGGCACTGACAGGTGACAACGCGGCGACCTTGGAGCGCCGGCTGCAGCGACCGCCGACCATGGCGGATCTGGCGCTGGCGCACCAGCAGGGTGCCGGAACGGCAGCAAACATGCTGTCCGGCACCGGCAATGCCAGCCCACGCAATCTGGCGCTCAATAACGTGCCGGCTGGCGCCGGACCTGATGCCGCCACCGCGGCGGTGAAGGGCTACTACGGCATGCCGGAGCGGCCGGTGAACCCGCGCGACGCGCTGGCGGCCACCGTAATGCAGCAGCAGGCCACGGCCGGAGGTCCGCAAGCAAACCCTACGCCGCCCGTCGACGCCCCGATAATGGCGTTCGACGGCTCCCCGTCGCCTTCGGCGACTGGTTTCCCCGTTAGATCAGCGCCGCCGGCAAGGCCAATTACGGCAGCACCGCCGCGCACTGACGCGCCCTATGTCATGCCGGAGTTGCCACCGACCCCGCGCCCGGTGCAGGTGCCGATGCTGGAGCTGGAGCGGCGGATCCGGCAGAAGATCGAAAGCACTCCGCCGGCCGACCGCGAGGCCGTCGCCCAAGGACTGGCGCCCTACCTGCAGCAGGCGCAGGAGCAGCGCGCGTTCCTGCAGGCCCAGATCAATGAGGAGTACAAGACCAAGGAAACCCAGCGCGCCGCGCTCGAGCTGAAGCGGCAGGAGCAGCTCGAGAAGGCCCCCGAGACCGACATCAAGCTGCGGAAGGCCCCGAGCGAGATCCGCAAGCTGGAGGCCGAGGCAAAGGATCTCGAGGCCAAGGCGGAGGCCGGTCGGATCCCGACCACCCGCAAGCTCAACGACACCGACCTGCAGTACGATCCCAAGACCGGCAACTGGATCATGCCGCCGACCGCGCCGGGCGTGCAGACCAGCTCCGCCCCCGACCTGAACGACGCGCAGTCCAAGCTGGTGCAGAGCTACCAGAAGGGCAAGCGCGCGCTCTACAATATGGGCGCCGGCGAGGCCCTGCACAGCTGGACCGACTGGTACGGCAGCGGCATCCCCGTCGTCGGCAATCTGTTGTCGAGCCCGGAATTTCAGACGCAATACCAGGCCGCGGACGTGTTCACCAACCTGGTGTTGCGCGGCGAAACCGGCGCCGGCGCGCTGCCGAGTGAAATCGCCTCGACCATCCGGCGCTTTATTCCCAAGCCCGGCTCGTCGCCCGAGCTGATCGAGCAGATGCGGAAGGAGCGCGAGGCCATCCTGGAGGGGATCAGAGACAGCCTCGGCAACAAGAAGCGTGTGCTGGACCCGTTCGACGCCCGGTTCGCCGACGAGGTCAACAAGGTCACCGCCGCCAAGGCGGAGGCGCTCAAGGACGGCAAGGTGGTCAAGGAGAAGGAAGTAGCATCGACGCTGCCGCCTGTCGTCATCAGCTCGAAAGCGGAAAAGGACGCCCTGCCGCGCGGCCGCAAGTATCGCCTGCCGGGTGACGGACCGGACGTTGTCAGGGTGAAAAAAGAACATGACTGACGCACCCTCATGGGCTGACGCTCCCGTCATCGCGCAGACGACCGACCCCGGCTGGGCCGACCCGCCGGCCACGGTCGACAAGTACCGCGCCGCCGCCGAGGCGGATCTGGCGCGGCCGCAGCCCTACGGCACGCGCGGCTACACGCAGCGCGCCGGCATGGGCATCCCGTGGTCGGACGAGATCATGGCGGCGGGCCTGGCGCCGATCGAGGCGATCCGGCGCGGCGTCAATCCGGTCGAGGGCTACCGCTACGCCAAGGCCAGAGAGAACCTCTCCAACGAACAGACCCGCGAGAACACGAAGGGCGTCGGCGGCACGCTGGCCGAGATCGGCGGCGGGCTGGCCACCGGCGCCGGCGTGCTCGGCTCCGGCACCCGCGCCGCGGCGGTGACGATCGGCGGCAAGACCATCCCGGCCAACGTGGTCAACTACGGCACCAACGTCGCCAAGGCGACCGGGCTGGGTGCCCTGACCGGCGCCGGCGAGGGTGACAGCCTCGAGGAGCGCGGCAGGGGCGCGATCGTCGGCGGCGCCCTCGGCGGCGCGCTGGGAGCCGCTATACCGCCACTGCTCGGCGGCGCGCAGTACGTCGCCAGAGCGGCCCAGATGCCGCGGCTGCGCGACCCTGAGAAGATCGCCACCGAACAAACCGCCCGGCTGGCGCGCGAGGCCGGCGTCTCGATGGAGGAGCTGGGTAACCGGATGGCGGCGGCGCGCGCCGCCGGCCAGACCGACTACACAGTGGCCGACGCGATCGGCCACGCCGCCGAGCGCAAGCTCGACGCCATCCACAAGGTGCCCGGCGGGCCGCGCGAGCGCATCGCCGAGTTCCTGACCACCCGCGACGCCAACATGCCGGAGCGCGTGGTCGAGGGTGTGCTGACCAAGTTCAATGCGCCGGGCACCGCGCAGCAGGAAACCCAGCGCCTGATCAAGAAGGCCGGCGACGACGCCCGGCCGTTCTACAAGGCCGCCGAGGCGCAGCCCGGCGCGATCTGGAACGACACGATCGCCGAGGGGCTGCAGCACCCCGACGTGCTGAAGGGCATCGCGCAGGGCGTCAAGATCCAGCGCACCCGCAGCGCGATGGGCGGCGAGCCGTTCAACCCGACCGACGCCGCCATCACCGGCTTCAACGAGGCCGGCGACCCGATCATCAAGGGCGTGCCGAATTTCAAGACGCTGCAGACTGCCAAGATCGGCCTCGACAGCATGATCCAGGCCCAGACCGACGCCGTCACCGGCAAGATGACGCAGTACGGCGCGGCGCTGGTCGGCCTGAAGAACCGGCTGAACGAGCAGATCGCCGCCTTCCGCCCCGACTACGCCACCGCCAACAAGCTGTTCTCCGACCCGATGCGGATCACCGAGGCGGTGCAGACCGGCAAGGACATGGCGCGCCGCGGCAGCCCGCGCGACACCGTGCCAGCCTTTCGTGCCCTGAACGCGCCGGAGCAGCAGGGTGTCCGCATCGGCTGGGCCGACAGCGTGCTGGAGCCGCTCGAGCGCACCGGCAACTTCCCGACCATGCTGCGCGCCAAATCGCCCAAGGGGCAGGCCGAGCTGGAGGCGATGTCGCCCTACGGCCCGGCTACGCTGCGCGAGTTTCTGGCGCGCGAGGAGCAGATGCAGCGTATGGGCCGCGGCGTCATGGGCGGCTCGCAGACCGCCGGCAGGCTGGCCGACATCAACGCCGCCCCCGGCGGCTCGGAGGCACTCGGCATCGCGGGGCAGGCCCTGAGCGGCAATTTCATGGGCGCGCTGCGCGGCGGTGCTGATATGCTCAAGCGGGTGGCGCAGGGCGAGAGCGAGGCGCAGCGCGCCGCGATCGCCCGCGCCCTGCTGAACAGCCGGCCCGACAAGGTCAAGGAAATGGCTGCTAGGGTCGCCGACTACGAGCTGCGCCGCCGCGGCGTCAATCCCTTCGTCAATCGCCCGCCACGCTACCGGGCAGGAGAGTAAGCAATGCCGCGCGACGGATCAGGACAATACACCCAGCCCTTCCCGCCGGTGGTCGAGGGCACCACGATCGAGAGCGCGGTCTACAACGGCTACACCGCCGACGTCTCGATCGACCTCAATACGCCACGCCCGATCGTGGCCGGCGGCACCGGCGCCAACAACGCCGCCGACGCCATGAGCAACCTCGGCGGCGAGGGGTCCAAGATACAGGTCGTCAACTACGACAGCCACAATTTTACGGCAGGCTCGTTCTACTCGCTCGCCAGCGCCACCGCGCCGCCGGTGCCGGGCCACGCCTTCGCCGGCATCTGCTACCCGGCGGTGGTATCCGGCGTGGCGACATCGGATATGTTTATCGAGGTGCGCGACCGCGACGAGATCACCCAGCCGGGCGCGCTCTATGTGAGGCAGAAGAAGGCCGGCGTGTGGTCAGGCTGGCTGAAATCGGCCGGCGTGGCCTCCAGCACGACACCGCCCTCTCCCGCGTCCGACAACTCGCTGTGGTGGGATCCGGCGCGCGGCAAGCTGTTCGTGCGCTACACCGACGCCGACAGCTCGCAGTGGGTCGAGGCGGTGGCGGTGCCGGAGGTCGATGTCGACGAGATCATCGACGCGGTGTCGGCCAGTGCCGTGCGCTACGACGTGGCGCAGGCACTGACGGAGCCGCAGCAGCTGCAGGCGCGCACCAACATCGCGGTCGATGCTGCGGTCGCCGGCAAGGCTGTGCGCTACGACATCGCGCAAATGCTGGCCGAGGCCCAGAAGGTTCAGGCCCGCAGCAACATCTACGCCGCGCCGTTCGACGCGCTGGCGTATTCAGGGATGCAGGTCAATGGGTCGATAGAGGTTAGTCAAGAGCGTGGCACGGTGGGGACGACGGTGCCGGGCTATATTGTTGATGGTTGGGCGCTTGCATATGCCGGGACGGCGGTAACAAACTCAGCGCAGTATGTTTACGGCGGTGCTTCGGGATTTTCTAGTATCATAGCAATCCTAACCACAACCGCGCAACCGACGTTGGGCGCTGGCGATCTGTATCGGTTCTACCAAAATGTTGAGGGCTACCGTATCGCGCGCTTGGCGTGGGGTAGTGGCGCAGCCAAACCCATCACCATCGCATTCAACTCAGCACACCACAGGGCGGGGACATACAGTCTCATGGTGCGAAACACGGCTGCAACACGCAGCTATGTTGCGACCTATACGCAAAATGTTGCAGACACTCTGGAATACAAGACCATTACTATTCCCGGCTGCACTGATGGTGTTTGGGAGGGCGCCAATTTAACTGGAATGGTGGTTAGCTTTGCGATTGCATGCGGCACAACCTATACCGCACCGTCTGCGAATGTCTGGCATGCCGCTCACTATGTTGCTGCACCGGGACAGGTAAATGGTGTCGCCGCCACTTCGGACGTTTTCCGCATCACCGGCGTCGTCGTCCTCCCCGGCGTCGAAGCACCATCCGCCGAACGCAGCGCGCTGATCATGCGGCCTTACGATCAGGAACTGGTGACGTGCAAGCGTTACTGGCAGCAAATACCCAGTCTGCTCGTTTACGACAGCGTAACAGCTATCACATCAATTTTTCCTGTTGAAATGCGGGCCACTCCGGCAGTCACGGGAGGCGGCGTTGGGTTCGGGCTTGGCGCTATCACAAACGCTACCGTGACGTGTTATCAAACGTTCAAAGCGTACCAAAACATTAAACTGGACGCGAGGCTCTAATGGCAGACTATCAACTCACCGCAACCGAAGAACCCTGCGCCGTCATTCGCACCGAGGAGACATAGATGGCACTTCCCGTGCTGAATTTCCCGGCCTCGCCCGTACTGGATCAACGCTACCCCGACCCGGTAGTTACCGGCCAGCCGCAGTATCGCTGGGACGGCACCGCGTGGCTGGCGTCGGACGCTGCCGAGGACGCCACCGACGTCTCGGTCGCCGAGGACCAGACCTTCACCGAGGGGCAGAAGGCGCAGGGCAGGGAGAATATCGGGGCAGTGTCGGCCGCCGAGGCGGTGCTCTACAGCGTCCCGCAAGTGCTGACCGAGGCGCAGAAGGTGCAGGGTCGACAGAACATCTACGCCGCGCCGTTCGATGCGCTTTCGTACAGCGGGATGCAGGTCAATGGCGGGTTCGAGGTTAGTCAGGAAAATGGCGGTACGGCGATTGCCCTCAGTGGTGGTGCCTACAGGTATATTGTCGATGGCTGGGCGGCTGCGGCTGCTGCAGCATCGGGCGCGGCAGGCGCTCAACAAGTCCCCGGCGGGGCGCTGGGTAGCGGGGGGCCGTATTTCAACAATGTCTTGACCGTGTCAGCCTCCACCGCGGTTTTCAGCGGGGCGAGTGATTTTGCCGTCGCATCTAATTTTATGGAGGGCTACCGCGTCGCCAGATTGGGGTGGGGCACCGCTGGCGCTAGACCACTGACTGTCGGGTTCTGGATTTTCTCGGGCGTCAACGCCGGGCACGGCTCACTGTCCGCGCGCAACGCGGCCAATGATCGAACCTATGTGGCCGACTTCACCATCAACGCGGCGAACACTTGGGAGTACAAGACGGTCACCATTCCCGGCGACGTCACCGGCACATGGGCGAAGGGCAACACGACGGGCATCAACCTGTCGTTTGCGTTCGCCGGGGGGACGACCCGGCAAACACCAGCCGGGGTCTGGACCGCCGGTAACTTCTTTGCGTCGTCTGTGCAGAGCAACCTTCTTGCGACCAGTACCAGCTACATCTACCTCGCCGGCCTCGTCGTTCTCCCCGGCATCGAAGCGCCATCCGCCGAACGCTCGCCGCTGATCATGAGGCCGTTCGATCAGGAGTTGGTGACGTGTCAGAGGTATTTCGAGAGTTGGTCAAATGAAGGTGGTGGTGCAAATTCAACTGCTGCCTTTGGTACCGCATCAGGAGCGAATACGGGATTGTTGTTGTTTCCGTATAAAGTACGAAAACGCGCATCACCGACGATTAGTGTCTCGGCGGTGAGCGATTTTATTATACTCTTCAACGGGTTCAACAGCACCTTGGCTATTTCGTCCAT